CCTAATGAGGCGAATTGCTTCAAGGATAAGGCTGCTTCGTTCTCCTTCCATTCCTTTACGTTTTCCAGCAAGGCTGAAATCTTGGCAAGGACTTCCAAAGGTGATAAGGTCAATTCGTGGGAGGTCTGCTCCCCGAACATTTGTAACTGAACCGACATAAGTAGAGGTTGGGAATTGATGTTTGTATACTGCGATAGCGTGTTGGTCTATCTCCGAGAAGTAGGATGTGACTTTGTATCCTGCTCGCTCAAAGCCAAGATGGAATCCACCGATTCCGCTAAACAGGTCAAGTTGGTTAATCTTCATAGTTCCCCGAAGATTGTGTATGAATCCAGATCCTCTCCCAGAATAAAAAACTGCTTGTAGGTTTCTATTGCCTCCATTGTCTTGCGCTCTCCCTCCTGTATAAACTCCGGACTCACCGAATAGATCCCCACATCCAGACTCGCCTTGTCGATAGCGATAAAGTAAAACCGATCGATGGGCACTCCGAATAACCGGGTGTAGATGAATGCCTGCACATCATATCCATACTTCTTTGCAGAATAGGGGAATGCACGAAGATCAGTCGTGGTCTTTAGATCCGCAAGGAATCCATCAGCAATTATATCTGCCTTTGCCCGGAACGGCAATCCCCCGATCATTCCAATCGCAGGTTGCTCAAACTCGCATCCCTGGATAAGATCCAGAGCATGTTCGTTCCTCAAAAGGGCATCCGCCACTCTTTGGGCTTCATCAAACTCCTTTCGGGTGCAGATATTCCTCTTGCCTTTTGCTTCCTGCCACGCTTTAGCATTCTTACTCTGGACTTCGATGATCTCGTATTCCTCGACTCTGTGGGGCTCTAAAGCCATCAGGTGAGTCAAACGACCTACGGCAAAAGAATCCGTGTCAGGGCTTCCGTATTTCGTAACATAGTGGTACGTCTTGGGCGAGGTAAGTAATAATTTACATGCCGTAGAGGATAGCGCATTCTTTGACAGATTCCCGTAGTAGAACTCATCATCATGCATCTTGTCCTTCAGGGTATCCAGATCCCAGGTGGTTCCGTCAAGCAGTTCAATGATTTTCATAAAAGTTCTCGAAGTATTGTTGTGCTGACTTATCGGAATCGCGCTGCAACTTACCTAAATAGTAAGCAGTCTCAATAGCATTACGCTCGATGCGCAGGAATGCCTCTCTGGTAGCATCGGTGAATTCCGGATGCAGCTCGAAGAATACGGTAAAAGGGGTTTTTGGTTTCATTTTCTGATTGGTTTCATTAAAGATAATAAAAAAGGCCGACCCTTGCAAGTCAGCCCTTTAGGTTATTTTTTTTGAAATTTCTCGAGCATGTGTTCTTCATAATTATCGCAGTATTCCCTCATTACCTCATAAAAGTCTTGATGATACGGCACATCAAGGAACAGATCAGTAGTCCCCTCATGATTACTCAACCATGAACGGAACACCATCAAGAATGAGTGATTGTCATTGTCTGGAGACCAGCTTAATGTGTCGATAAGTTCTCCGGATACGTTTATTGTGTTTTCCATGTTTGTTAGAATTGTGCGTGATCCACGCATGAGTTAATAAAGCGAATGTAGATGTCTTTTGCAAGCGCAGGTGGAGCGCTATATACGGATGTTGAAGAGTAACCCTCTCCGGTGTATGAGTCCTTGTGGTTCTCGACATCTAATTCAAAACAATAGTAGTCGAGCACATCCTCATAACCAAGCCACTTTGCGAGGAACTCATGAGCAGGTTCTTCATCTTCGATCTCGAAGTAAGCTCCTGGGAGCACGTGGATCTCTTCGAGGAAATACATCAGATCAAGGTAGGTAAAGGTCATAACAGATCAATGAGTTTGCCGATGCGATCAGCGATGAAACAAGTAGCGAACAGGATAAACAGAACTGCCGCAGTAGCGACAGACTTTGCGAGTAGGATCTTAAAACTTTGCATCTTCGATCTCTTTGTAGGTTTCTTCAAGCAGTTCCTCCAGATTGATGTTTTCGTAAGCGAACTCATACAGGGTAGCAAAAGCAAGTTCCCGGATGCTGGTGATCGGTCCGAGTTCCATCTTATCCCATTCGGAGTTCTGGGCAATCTCTCTGCAGATCTCCCAGCAATCTCCGTAATAGATCACATCATTTTCGATGTCATTATTCAGTTGCTCGGCAAGATCTCCGGCATCTACTGAATGGTCATTCTTGATTGATTCGAGGATATACTCCCGGAGCATTTGCTCTTGTTCCTCGATCCACTTGTACTTGTTGAACATAATTGATTGGTTTTTAATTATACCCAAAACTAAAAAGCCCGACCGGACTCCACAAGTTAAGTACTTGGAATCCAGTCAGGTTTCCTAAAAATTGAGATCCTTTGACCTATTTTTTATCTCTCCAAGCCTGATAGCAGATCGCTATCGCCTGATCTCTGGGGTATTCATCCCCCATCTCTGCTGCGCACCGGAACACAAAGTCCGATTGCTTCTCTTCACTTTTTGGTTTTGGTATCGGCATAAAAACTGCATTTGTCTTTTGGTACTCTGTAGAACTCATCAAGCCCATTCCGTTCGGATGTTGCGATCGTTTTGATCTCCCGGTACTTTTCCTGGTAGATCTCATCGCTATGGCAGATGCAGATCGCTTCAGTCTCCGCACAGACCACAACGTACCAGAACTTACCGAACTTACGCTTGCGTCCTAAAAAACTAACCGAGTCAAAGGGAAATGTATCGGCACTTGTAAACGGATATCCATGTTTTACCTCTACCTCAAAGCTGATCACATTCTCCCCGGCATTTACCTGGATGTCCACTCCATAGTCCTCACCATGTTTCTGGACTACATGAAACCGATCCTCGTATGTTGATAGCCAACGAAGCACGATGCTCTTGCCCCACTCATCATTGCGATCGTAGGACTCCTGCACGAACTTCCTTGCGCTATACTTCATACGCATTGTAAAGAGCCTCCAATTCCTGCAGTCGGCCTCTCAAACAGGATCCGCAGTTGGTAGGCTGGACTTTATCCCGGAACACCCGATTGTAGATCTTATTAAGTTCCACCTGTTCGAATGCAGTTACAATGTTCCTCCCCTTCATCTTTCCAATAAACTCGTATTCTGTCTGCGTTAAGCACTCTGGCTTGCGGTACCGGAATATCTTGTTCAGTTTCTCCTTACGAGCATCGCAGCCACAATCGATGCCTGTTGCTTCGCTAAACCAATCTACGGCAGCCTTGATGCCTGTGGCGGTAGTGATCTTCTCGATCGTGTCCCCGAGGCCTTCACTCTTCGCTGGCTTCCTTCCACGCTTGGTAGGAGTCGTTGCAATCGGTTTTGATTCGTTCTCTTGCATTTTTTAAAGTGTTGAAAATTGAACGTGCTGAAATTTTGGTTTTTTTTTCAAGGGTTCGGATGCTCATGTCCGTGTTATGGTACAGGTCAAATAGTTTCTTGTCGTACCAATGCCAGTCCTCTGTCTTATCCCAGATGTCCGTGTATAACTGCATCAGATGATTCTCTGCATCTTCATTGGCCTCCTCGAAGATCAGTTCATCCTCCAGGGTAGATACATCCACAAACTCAAACCGACTCTTTGCTTTCATTAAGGAGTTGTACATGTTCCTCAAACTCACATAAACGAAAAAAGTATTCACCTCTGTTTCCGAGTACATGATCTTCTGCGGATCATCCACATACTTATGCAACCTTACATACATCTCCTGCACTAAATCCTCTGCAAGTTCTTGGCTTGCGCCAAAACTTTTTGCCATCCGGATCCAGTCCGTATGCCTATTTGCGAGGATTGTTAAGATTCCCAACTGATCTCCAGAATGAAAAAAAGCAATGCGATCTGGATCTCATGCTCAACCGTATCCTCCTCGAGAATAGTGGTAGATGCGTAGTTGACACCGAGTAGCAAGCCATAGATAGGCCATAAAGTTACATTAAAACTCATCGAATATGTTTTTCAGCTTCAAGTATAGTTCCTTGTACTGAATTAACTCCGCTACCATATCATTGAGCCTTTTGATCTCATCATGCAATCCCTCGATGTCAAAAATCTCCATCGGGGCTAAATTCACCTTCTCCCTTATGGCACATGCTACATTGTACATCTTGTAGTAGTCCTCATAGATTACTCGGTAGTTATGCGTTTTTAGGGCATAGGATAGGGTGCTATGATCACGGCCGGTTATATGTCCTAACTCCTCAAGGGTGGCGTAATTACGAAATGCACACACGAATGCTGCTCTCGCAAGAGCCTGTTTCCGTGTTCTGTCATCCTTCTCCGCCATTCCAATAGTAACATAGAACAGGTTTTTGGCTTGCTTTATTTGTTGTAGTTCAAAAGCTCTCATTTTATTTTATTGTCTATTTTGGTCAACACCACCGCAATAAGAGTGAGCTGAACAAGAATTAAAAAAAGTAAAAATTCAATCATTTGCATTTGCAGAGTTTCGCTCTGCCCTCTTTAGTGGTTTGTATAATCTTACTGATGGGTACTTCAAAGTGCTTGTGATCTTTCAGCCTTTTGAATTTAAATACGCTCGCCCATTCAACGAGTTGATCTTTTGAATCTTGCACGATCGTGTACTCCAGAACCAGATAGTCTATCCCATCCACCTGGAAGCATTCATACTGCTGGAATGGTGAGAAGATCTGTTTCATAGGTTGTCCTCGATTATTCCCTGCAATCTTTTTACCTCCGCTTTCAACTCCTCATTGTCCACACGAAGTTTTGCATTCTTTAACCGGACTTTATTCACGACCATGTTTGTGTATTCCCGATAGTCGATATACTGCTGCAAAAGCAGATCCGCATAATGACAATTGTACATGTGGTTCAGCAGGTCATCCTGGATCTCTCGATTCTTGGAATTCTCCGCAGCCATCTTCGCTACCCACATTGCCGTCCCGGCAAGGAGTAACTGCTTTTCCCGGATGTACAGATCGTGTGAGTCGTCAGAAAGGTTCATTGGTATAAGTAATGGGTTCGCTTGTGTGCAACAAATTACGATTGCTTATCGAGAAACCTACATTCCCCACAATCGACCGCATTGTGATGGGCTGCTCCAGGGGAGTAACCCTACCTCCGGTCTCCATCTCTTTGACCTTTCGCACATGGATATGCGTGTAAACCCAATCCTCTGGGTGTTGAGCGTATCGGTGAATGATCACTACCGCATCAGCCCTGTTGCCCCATTTTCCGCCCCCTTCAATATCCGAGGTCATCGGAGGCATCGGCATACCTTCATACGGATGCCCCTTGTAATGCACCTTACGCATGGCCTCTGTAACCGGGTGGGTGTTTACAATTGTGGTTACCATATTCTTATGGGCATAAACCCGGATGGCTGATGCTACCTCATAATGGTATTCGTGCATCCCTGTCTTGCCAAGTTTCTTCTGATCCGTGGTGAGTGAGTTATACGGATCAATCAATGCTCCCGTGTAATCCCATTCCTCCTTTATGCTCTCCATAGTCTTCAGCAGATCGAATGCATTGAATAGCCTGTTGCCGTCAATGAACTGAAAATGCTCATCGATCCAATCTAACTTGGTATGCATCTGGAGTTCCGTGATGGCCTGGATAGGCTTGCAGATCATGAACTCAATCAACTTACGTTTGAGCGAAGCGACCTCATTCTCCGAAGAGTATATCAGCCACTTCTTGCCGTAATGAATGCTCTGCAGCAGCATCAGGTAAACCAGCGTATGGGTCTTTCCCACATTCGCATGCCCTGTAACTACAACGAATTCGCCCTCCTTAAACCGGAGGTACTGATCGATCTCTTCGATTCCAAGTTTCCCGGTATCAAAGTATTTTCCCTTTAATGCTCTTTGCAGATAGGGTAGAGATTCCTCTCTTGGTAATAAATCTGGATGTTTCATTCTTTATCTGATTGGTGAGTCGAATATATTATGCCTTTCCGGAATAAAAAAGCCCCACCGAAGTGGGGCCTTTACGCAACGTCCGGAGAAACCAATCAGAACGGACTTTCGTTGCGATTTGCGAAATGCTCAACGTGCGAGATGGGTGCCTCTGACTGGCCAAGCATCCATCGGTTAAACGCTTCAGCATTGCCAATGATCGTAGGCACATCATGACCTGCGGCACAAGCATATTCGACTGCTGCTTTCAAAGCAACTTGGCGAATGATGGAGGCGGAGCGGTCATCGCCTGCCGATTTCGAAGCGGTGGCAAAGCTGCCTCCTGTCCCTCCACCAAAATTGTTAGGGCGTTGGATCTTGATCGTTCCCTTCTCATTCTTTGAATACTCCACCTCATCGCCTACTGCGTAAGATGGTGTTGGCGACTTAGCAAACGCAGTTCCGAAGTCTCCATTGTCGAAGCGCAGTTCTAACTTGTAGAACTCCTGCCACTGCCCCTTTGGGGTGATAGATACAATTTTAGCCATTGATTGGTTTTTTTAAATAAATAATTGTGATTGCTGCTCCAGGACTTCGATCTTGGCTTGTAGTTCCAAGTTCTTCTCCTGTAGTGCCTTGATCTGCGCCTGCATTACCTGCATCGCTTGGGTATAAGTCTCCTGTGAAAGTGATAGTGTCATCATGATTGGTTTTTTAGTTTGACTCTTCAAAAATACAAAGCCAAATCTAAACTACCAAGCCCGTGAAGTAAATCTCTGCTGTATTTGGGTGAACCTCTGGATCATGCTCCATGCTCAACTTGCGAACGTAAGCCCTTGAGTCATCCTTTACCCCTCCCCATTTCCGGAATGCATCAAGTGCAAACTTTACTGCCATGATCGAGTTGTCGATGTCGTACTTGTAATTCACCTTACACGTGATGTAGACATGCTGAATAGGTATGCAGTCATATTCCTGAAGTTGCAACAGGATCTCTGCCGTGTGTTTATTCTTTGCCGTACTTCGATATGTCCAATGCTTCGAAGCATAGAATTGGTTTAGACTCGGTACCTTGCCCACGACCACATGGTAGGTCTTTGCGTTAGGGTGTGGGTACATCCTCCGGTTTGTTTGCTTCCTTCCGGACTTGGTGATCGTATTCTGCCTGAAGATGTACGATTGCCTTCATAATGTCCTGACTCATCGGGTTGTTCGGCTTCTTGCCAGCTCGCATGATGTAGGTTAGTGCCGTTCCCAGATTGTAGTTTGATTCCTGGAAATCAAGCACTACATCAAGCGCTTCTATCTGTTTGTACTTTCCCAGGTAATACGTTGGTGTCTTTCTCATCCTCTGATGGTTTACTCAAAGGTATGTCATCCCAATAAATGAAGATGTAATCGCTCATAGAAAGTTTTTTGCTAAATCTTTACACAAGTAGTTGGTTATGTAAAGTTTTTTTAGTTTTTTATATTAGTTACTTAAGTTAGTTTACTTATTAAGTTAAGTAGTTAGTAGTTGACTAATACAGGGAATTTGCGATTTGCGGGGTTTTTATATGCAAAGCCACACAATCATACCACTTTGGCATGAAAGTATATCTAAACGAATATAAATGCCGTCTACGACCCTATTCGGTCAACTTATCTACCCAGCGTTTGAATAGGTAGATAATTAGCAGCGCAATCAATGATCCAAAAACTAACTGATCAAAGTTCCATGCCTTACGCTTCGGTTCTTGTTTTGTCAGGATCTTGGTCTGTGTAACCCTAATCGTGTCCGGATCGCACATTGCCTCGACCACGACCTTGCGATCCACGTACTTTAATTGGACTCTGACCTGATCCCGATAGATGGTCGTGTCCTTCATGACCTCCAGGGTGTCGATCAGATATCTTGGCTCCGTTACAATTACCGTGTCCCTTACAATCACAGAGTCGAGGATAGGTTTCGCAGTACGGCACGAATTAACTACCGCAAGAATCGCAACCGGGATCATCCACACTGCAAACCTCTGGAGTTTTTTCTTTTTCCAATTCATTGAGCCACTCATCGAAATTCAAGGTATTTGGTTCTGCCATTTTGTTTAACTGCTTTGAGGATTTGTTTTCGGTTCTTGCCCGCTACGTAACTAACATGAACCCATGCCGGGTGTTCCCCATCTCCAAACTCCCAGATCAGTTGGTCGAATTCTACATTCTCCACGATCCACCGGAATAGGACTCCATTCCCTCCGGAATACTTTAGATCCGCTGCCTGACCTTGCACATGCTGCGACTTGCTCGCACCCCCGATCCTCTTGTTCACCTCCGGACTCCGGTATGCACTTGTTACCTGCAACACCCCTAACGCATCTCTCGCTGGCTGTAAGACGTTTTCTGCAAGCGCACGAAGGTTTCCCTCCAAGTGCTTCGGTAAAGCGTTAGGAAGCCCTGTATTCGTTTTGGTCAGTTCAGCGAGCGTAAAGTTCTTGGTCATTGGTTTTGATTTTGTTAAAATCTTGCTCGTTATTGGTTTTGATTTTGATAAACCTACTTAACAATCTTAAGTAAAATTGTTGAACCAACTTAACGACC